GCATATAAGACAATTAGGGCTTATCAGAGTAGCTCATAAAACAAGAAAGGAGTGAAAAGATGGAGATTGAATGTTTTTTATCTATGCCACGGCCGATGAAGCGAGGACTTGAAGTCCATATCAAAGCAAATGCCTATAAGAAAGAGCAGGTCAGGGAAATTGTGAAGCTGGCATCTGAAATACAAAAAGAATACAGTTGTCACTGCACTCTTAATGTAAATACAGACGAATGCTTCAAGTTAAGTGATGGAAAAGCCTAAATGCTGATGAATCCAATCCCATGCTTTTTGTGGTAACCATCCGGAATAATTTCGTGTGACTTCCATGATTACGAAAAGATCATTGTTGTCAGTACATTTCCTGATTGTCTCTTGTATTGTAGACGCGGAATAAGAACTGTCAATGAGCCAAGTGGAATCAAGGTAATGACACCATGATGTACTACAGCTTTTAATCGCATTATACAGGCGGTTATAATCTTGTCCGGATTTATTCAAATCATAGGAAATAATGTATATCATTGTAGTTCACCTCCTTTCTGCCAACATTATAACAGAGTGAGCAGAAAGAGAATTACAACAACCTACCACAGAAAATATAGAAAGAAGAAAGGAGCGAAAAATGGAACGAAGAACGTATACTGTCGCGGAAACTGCCGAAATTTTAGGTGTATCGACGGATGTCGTCTACCGCATGAAAAATGACGGCATCCTCCCGGCGGTAAAAAACTTATCGGCCATCCGGTTTTTGAAACGGGATGTACTGGCGATGGTCGGCGAGAAAGAAGATGATTTCCGCCCTTCCGCATTGCGAAGGCTACGGAATGAATTATCGCTCGAGAAGCAAGAAAACGAACGTCTGCGAGGTGTTATTCGACAGATTTGTATAGCCGCCAACACAGCGGCAGTGCAGGAGGGATTATGAATAAACCCTTAATTTTCACCGCGGCTCTCATGTCAGCCGCACTGATAGCCGGCGCCGCGGTTGACGCGGATAACATCTACAACAGGCTTTTCCCGGAAACTCGAATTGTCGAGTACCGCCGGGAGGTAAAAACCGGAGACACCCTCTGGGATATCTGCGGAGAAATAGCGACCGACAAAGAAGACTTGCGGAAACTGGTCTGGCAGGCAAAAAAGGATAATAGAATCCGGAATGTAGGCAACCTGCAGCCGGGAATGTTGATTGTAGTCAGAGTTGAGGAGGCGAGAAAATGACTGACGCGGAAAAGCTTGCAGAGCTAAAGAAATGGGCGAGATCTTTTCGTAGCCGTTGTACTCAAGATGTCAACCATTGGGAAAAACTAAATGAAAAGAAATTAGAACTCAAAGCCTTTGGAATGGTACAAGCAATGGATGTTGTAATGAATAAGATTGAAGAATTAGACAATGAAAAAGCCGACTGATGTTCGCAGCGTCAGTCGGCAGGCGGAAAAGAATCGCTAAGACTTTCCGCCTCTATATTATCAGAAAATGGAGGAATAGACAAATGACAGAACTTGAAAAGAATAATAAATATCGTGAATTTTCAAAACTCGTCGAAAAGAGCAAAAGACAGAACGCGCTCATGTACCTAAAGAAAGCAATAGATTATTCCGAATGCGGCGTAACAGACATCGAACTTGTAGAAGAGCCCACTGGTGATTATGTAGACGTCACATTTTATAGAAAAGATAAATGCAGGGCAAATATAACCGGCGACAGCATTCCGGCTATGATTTACGACATTTTCAGGCAGATTGAACGATTGAGATAAGGGGAGGATTACACAAATGGACAAAGAATTACAAAAAGTAACAAATGAGTTATGTGATCTTTTAAGACCGGTGAACATAAAGCTTGAAAAATGGATAGTAGAAAACCAAAAAGGTCTTATTGCATCTAACGGAAAATCGACACATCTTGGACTATTAGTCGGAAACGCTTATGCAGTATATATCCTCATTGATGATCTGCTGGAAAACGCTGATTGATTAATTGAGGTAAAAGCATGGAACGTGAAGTATTTAATACCTTGAAAGTGGGAGCAAAAATCAGTGAGCCGAGAGGGCGTGAAGCTCCGCCAATCAAGGGGATATTGGCGGATAAGGTCGGAGAAACGGCCTTGATGAGAACGGGGTATACTCCCGGAGGGAAACCAATTCTGCGATGGGCACATTATACGAAATTAAAAAAGGAGATATAGCAATGGATACAAAAGAGCAAAAAACAATAGATACGAAAGCTGAAATAACAGAGATTCAGATTGTTGAACCGCAGATTCTTTCCGCGGATCTTAGCATAACAACCAACTTTGAGGATGTAAAAAACAACCTGCAGGTTATCACAGAAAAGTACAAAGGGCTGGTTGTTACTGATCAAAATCAAAAGGATATGGAAAAAACGCTCCGGGAGGTGGTGTCTCTCCGGACGAGTATTCAAAAGTTTGAAGTCAACGGGAAACGGAAGCTCCGCAAACCTGTTGATCAATTTGCAGACGCTTGCAAAGAACTCTTAAAAATTGTGAATGAAGCGGAACGACCGCTCCGGGAGCAACTGGACGCTTACGAAGCGAGGCGGCAGGAAGGCGTAACAAAAGTTATCTTGCACAAATATGAAGAAATGGCACTTGATGCAGGAATCCGTGAAGAGTTCCGCTCTTGCGACATTCTGTCTAAATGGATGAATAAGACGGCAAAGTTGAAGGACACCTATGAAGATATCGCTCGGTTGGTATCCGAACAGACAGCCGTGCAGAAACAGCATGACGATCTCAAGGAACTTAAGCAGTCCCGCATGGAAGCGGCCATCCTCACGATCGAGAAATATAACGGGATGCAGGATCTTGCGACGCCCATAACAGAGGAGTTCCTGACGGATGAGTTACTGGATCGCCCGCTGGAAGAAATCAAGCAGGCAATCGCCGCCGAGGCGCTCCGTCGTCATAATATCGAAGAGCAAGCAAGAAGAGTACAATCCGAGCCCGAACCTGCACCGGCTCCGGCTCCGGCTATGCCCGTGCCGCCTGCTCCTACGTCGGCAAGCGCACCGCCGACTGTTCCGATTCCGCAAGCACAGCCGGGTGTGGACTGGCCAAAAATAATGATTGTCACCATCACACTCAATCATTCATCGGACTATCAGAATGTAGAAACCGCGTTAAATAATTTACCGCCCCACATTAAGTGGAACAGCGAAATTAAGGAGGTATAATCATGGACATCGAATTTAAAAAAGCCCACCGCGCTAAAGCAAAGCTGCGCTTAGCATTGGCAGGACCGTCGGGAGCAGGGAAGACCTATTCGGCACTTCTGATCGCAAGCGGAATCGTACCGCTGGAAAAAGTGGCGGTAATTGACACCGAATCGGGGTCTGCAGATTTGTATGCAGACCTGGGCGGATATTCTACATTGACAATCAACCCACCGTATAGCCCTCAGAAATATATTGAAGCAATCTACGCAGCAGAAGCGGCAGGATTTGAGCTTGTCATCATTGATAGTTTATCTCACGCATGGAGTGGAGAGGGCGGCCTGCTTGACCAACAAGGAAAGGCGACGGAAAGCAAATACCGCGGAAACAGCTGGGCGGCGTGGCGAGAAATCACCCCGCTCCACAATCAACTGGTAGAAACAATGTTGCATACACCGCTCCACGTGATCGTTACTATGCGAAGCAAGACAGAGTATATACAAACTGAGGTAAATGGAAGAAAACAGATACAGAAAGTCGGTATGGCTCCGATTCAGCGTGATGGAATTGAGTACGAATTTACGACTGTTTTTGATTTATCGCAGAATCACACGGCGACAGTTAGCAAAGACAGAACAAAATTGTTTGACGGGCAGTATTTTACGCCTACGCCGGAATGCGGAAAAGCACTCCTGCAGTGGCTCAATGCAGGAAACGTTCCGCAGGTGTCTTCTGCCCCTCAAAAAGCAACACCCGTAAAAGCCGAAACTCCATCCGTGAATGGGAAACAGAAAACACACAGAGAACGGCTGGAACGTATCTGGAAACAGCTTGGCTGGGATAAAACGCAGCCGCTTGATGCATATATGACAAGCCGCATGCAGACGATGTACGGCGCGGACGCCACAGTGGACAAAGCGCAGGAAACAGACTGGGTCTCGGCAGATAGGGAAATTACAAACTATCTGATTGAACAGAAGCAAAATAAAATTGCGGAAATTCTTCCGGGAGAACCTCTTTTAGAAAAAGATGAAATCCCGTTTTAAGAAAGGAGAAAAATTATGATTACAGCAACACTTTACGGCAGACTTGCCCGGGATCCGGAACAAATACAGCCATCCAACGGAGGAGAATTGTATGTACGGTTCTCCATGGCGGTAGAAACGGGACGCAAAGATCAGGACGGGAACCGTATTGCCCAATTTATCAATATCTCTGTTTTCGGAAAACAGGGCGATGTTATTTGCCAATATTTTCACAAGGGTAATCGCATTGTGTGCCACGTGAGAAATCTTGAAACCAGAGCGTATGCGGACCAGTCGGGGCAGCCGCGAGCCAACCTGCAGGCGGTTTTAGCGGGAATCGAATTTGTGGAAACAAGGGCAGATCAGGAGCAACAGGGGGAGAACAGCGGACCCTTTGCGCGGTACGGTACGCCGCAGCCGGATAGCGCAGCACCTTCTTACGGTGCGGCATCTTCAGGAGCTGCTCCCGCGCCGCAGACACTGCCGGGCATGCAGGTACAAGGACCTGTTCCTGCCCCCTGGGACGCGTGAGGTACTGAACGATGGAAGACATTAAAACGAATTCATTGCCGAATATGGAATGTGGGATGGCCTATCTGGCTCATCCCTACGCTCCGCTTAACAGGAGAGCTGAAATATTCGTGGAGGCTATTAAAGCGGAGAATGTAGAAGAAGCGGGGGATATTGCGCTTAAAATCATGAAGAAGTATTTAAATTTGACGATAATTTCTCCTCTCCATAACTATTCATTTTTGGAAGGGAATTATGAAAAAGAGACGGAAATACTCAAGTACGATTTTAGGCTTCTCTCCCGGTGCGATATTTTGATTTTGTCTGGAAACTGGCGGCATAGCCTCGGCTGCATGTCCGAATACGGTTATGCAAAAGCAAAAGGAATTCGTATTTACGAATACCGAGACGGGCTGTTGTATCCGCTGGAATGAGTGACGGTTACTTGAAAGGGGTGATGCCATGGCACGGCCGCTCAAACAAGGGCTTGATTACTTTCCCTTGGATGTCGGCTTTTTACAGGATATGAAAGTGCGCCGGATAATTAAGTCATGCGGTGCGTCGGCAATTTCAGTACTAATCTGGCTGCTGGGTAGCTGCTATCGAGACGAGGGGTACTACATTTGGTGGACAGAGGATTTGCCTTTCATAGTGGCGGATGAGATTGGCGTCACGGAAGGATGCGTACAAGAGGTTGTTAAAAGAGCCTTACAGGTCGGTTTCTTTGATGCAAGCATGAAGGAAAAACATGGAATTCTGACTTCTGCGGGAATCCAGAAAAGATTTTTGGAGGTAACTTCTCGAAGAAAAGCAGCGTTTCTCCGTAGGGATTTTGCACTCATTTCTATTAATGTCGACAATAACTCAATTAATGTATGCAATAACTCGATTAATGTATACAGTAATGAACAAAGTAAAGTAAAGAAAAGAAAAGAAAAGGAAAGTAAAGAAAAGGAAGAAAAAAAGAACGTTCTTTCTTCTCAAGATGAAATCATTCAATCTTACTTTTCGTCCAATCCTGAATTGGAAGAATCACTCCGAAGGTGGTTGGACATGAGAGAAGAGAAGAAAGCTTCTGTATCACCGACGGCTCTTAAAAAGAATTTGACACAACTCAAGAAGTTATCAAACGGGAATATAGAGGATGCTGTTCTCATTGTAGAGCAATCAATAGAAAATCAATGGCTCGGATTTTGGCCGCTCAAAAAACATAAGCGCAAAAAGTCGGAAGGAAGCTATGGACATATCGCTTCTCCGGAAGAGTGGAAAGGTATCAAAGACGGATGGTGACAATGGAACGAATCGGACGGGATATGGATGATCTCCGGGAAAAAATGGAGACATTTATCAAAAACAATGGCCGCTTAAATGAGCAAAATCAAAAGACGAAAGCGGAAGAGGCGGCAGAAGAAAGAAAAAAATGGACAAATCGGCTGTATAAAGCCGGCATAGGCAGGCGGTACCATGCCTGCACGTTTCAGAACATTGAAAGAAAGGGATTACCGAATTCTAAGCTGCTGAAAAGCCATTATGCAATTGCGAAAGATTACGCTAAGAATTTCAAAACGCATAAGGCAAAAGGGCAGGGGCTTATATTCGCCGGACCGGTAGGACGCATGAAGACAACAATGGCGGTGGCCATTGCGCAGGAGATCATGAAAGATTATAACCGGGCGTATTTCATCACGATGCCGGAATTGATGGACAGCCTTCTGCAGAATAATCTTTCACAAGAGGTGAGAACACGCACAAAAGAAACGGACTTACTGATTCTTGATGACATGGGAGCGGAGTATCAAAATGACTGGGTACTGAACGCGGTCGACGCGATTATATCGAAGAGATACAACGAACTCCTGCCGGTAATCATTACGACGAATAAGACGCCGGAAGAAATGAATCAGCGGTATATGGCACGGATTTTTGACAGGCTAAAGCATGCGAATAGATTACTTGTCGAGGCAGGTGAAAGCCTGCGGAAAAATGAGGTTTAAGGGGTGGCGAAACATGGATAAGGCGATAGCTGGAGCGACAAAGGATGAAAAAATTTACAGAAATATAGATACGAAATTTTTCAACATGCATTTTTCCGTTCCTGGAAAAGATGGGAAATTCAAGCAAAAGGGACTGTTCTATTGTGCTTATGAAGACGATTATGAAAACCGGCTTGTACATCTTGCGATAGACAATAGAAATGGAACCCCGCTGATAGTCGAATGTATGGACAAAGAACAGGCGATAGAAAGGCTTATGTTCTGGGGTGGAATCGGAAGAAATGAAGCAGAAGAAAGGAGTAACAGAGATGGGAAGTAATCGATTTATGGTCGTATCGGAAAAAAGGGGAATTATCGCAATGAATCCGTCGTATGTTGAGCAGAAAGGGAAAAGCCTTATCATCTACATGCCCGGGACGTACAAACAGCTTGAGCTGGAATACGAAACAGAAGAAAACGCAAGAATTGCTTTTGCTGAAATAAAGAGCGCTTACGAATCGGGAAGAATATACGTTTATATCTGATCTAAGGGGTGATAGCAATGAATACGGTGATAGATGTAGCAAGCGTTGTAGTGTTTATTGTCTTGATTATGTACGCGGCGATAAAACTCGACGAAGCGGCAAAAAAGCTGCGCAGCGAGGAAGAGCGGATTTACAGAGAGAGGCACGAAAAATGAACAACTTAATCACCATCGTTGCCACTTTTGGCAACGAGAGAGGAGCATGAAGTGAAACTTTACAATGACAGAGGGGATAAATATTATCTTTTCGGACAGTTTGAACTATATCTGATGCTCATACAGTGCGTTCTTATCGGAATATTAGTAGCGCTGGCATACGTTTTGATTCGATTAGGCGGTGGCATATGAAGCTTATAATTCCCGGGCGGCTGCCCTGCATGAATGACCTGATTGCTGCTAACCGGTTGAACAAGTACGCTGGGGCTGGCGTCAAGAAGAAAACGCAGAAAGAGATTATTCTTATCCTGCGCCCGCAAGCAAAAGGGCGGAAGTTTACCGAAAAAGTGAATATCCGCATTGAATATTATGAAAAGGATATGCGCCGGGATGAAGATAATGTGATGAGCGCCGCAAAGTTTATACTTGACGCGCTGCAGGATATGGAGCTTATCCTGAATGACAGCCGGAAGTATGTACATTTGACGCAAGAAGTGTTTACGGATAGGGAGAACCCGAGGATTGAAATAGAGGTAAATGAAGCATGAAAATTTTGGATGCCTGCTGTGGCGGTAAAATGTTCTGGTATGAAAAGGATTTGGATTTTGTGGATTTTCAGGACAATCGGGAGCTTCAAACGGAATTGTGCGATGGACGGATATTCAGCGTGAAACCTGATTTTATCGGAGATATCACAAAGATGGATATACCGGACGAAAGTTATGACATGGTAGTGTTCGACCCGCCGCACTTGAAAAATGGCGGAGATACGGGATGGATCATTCTAAAATACGGAAAATTACCGTCCGAATGGCTGCCGTGGATAGAACGAGCTTTTAAAGAATGTTTCCGTATTCTGAAAAATGACGGAGTACTTGTCTTTAAGTGGAATTGTGAACAGATACCGTTTGCGGATGTTATAAAATTATCACCATATAAGCCTATTTTCGGTGATAAACGGGCGAAAACAAGGTGGACGGTATTTGTAAAAGATTCTGCATTGAGGAGGAATGGAATATGAAAAAGGATAAAGAAGAATGGGTAGTAGGACTTGATGAAGATCATTTTAACTGTGACGATACATATCCGAGCAAAGAAGAGGCAATAAAAGCGGGACGGGAAGAACTCATGAATGCCGAACCGTATAATCCCAAATCTTATACAAGTTATTCAGAGGTTTTTCATGACGATATTGACGATGATATTATGTGTTTCTATATCGGTCGGATAACAAGTCCATGCCCAAAAGTTTATGCAGATGATGTCATTCAAGATTTAACGGATAGGGCATATGCGATTTACGGAGAATATGCCGAAAGCTTTCTTGAAGATGTCAATAGTAAACAGAAAGAAGAACTTGAACGCGCAATTAACAAAGTTATTCAGAATTGGTTTGATAAGTACAATTTAAATATCAATGCATTTTTGATAGAAGATGTGGAGCAGGTGAAAGTATGAAAACACTAAAAGAAGAAGTAATTGAATTACTAATGAAAAGAATTGGCGTTGCAGAAAATGAAGAATTTGAAGCTCAATTTGCACATGAAGAATGCGAGGTCACTAAATTTTGTAACGGAGAACTGCTTACAAAATTTAGTGAAGAATGGCGTGATGATTCAAAATGGGCGGTTTTTGTAAAATATTTCGATGTCTATGAATTTAAAGTAATTCCATTCAGGCCGAAAATTGGCAACTGGTATTATCATATCAACATTTTGGGTAATCCGGTTCATGTAGAATTTAGGGGGCATTATAACACTTTTGATTGTTTAAACAGAGCGATTGGCAACTGCTTTAGAACAAAAGAATCGGCGGAAGCACACAGAGAAGAAATTTTAAAAATACTGAAAGGAGAAGATGATGAATAACGGAATGCGACCGGGCATTTTTCATAATCCGGATCCGACTTACGAAAAAACGAAAACAAATTTAAATCGTGAATCAAAACGGGTACGTAATGATATCGAAGCGTTTTTGGAAGAAATCCGACGATGCAGGAAGCATATTGACTCTTTGAATCAATACCGCCAGCAGTGCGAGATGGATTTGTTCTCTTTAAAAGGCTGTAGATACGACAAGGAGCCTGTGGATGGCGGCTCTCCATCCGATTTGTCAGACATCGTGATTGCTTTCAAAGAGAAGATGGCAAAATCAGAAGAACTGCGGATAAAAGAGCTCAACAGATACGGTGACATGATTACAAAAGGATTCAAATTGCTGTCACTGTTATCCGATCCTGAGCAGAAGTCCATTATGATTGACCGATATTTCATGAATGTTCTTTGGGAAAAAATTGCGCTGGATCATCATTTTGACAGGAGTACATGTATGAGAATGAGAGACCGGGCAATTCAAGAAATTTCACGAAAAACACAAGTTGCGACTAAATGCGACTTTTAGATGTGGTATTATGATAGTGTGAAAATATCGCGAGATACTTTCCTCCTCAATTTTAGAAAAGCACATGCCGCTCCCCGGTGTGTGCTTTTCGTTTGTTCGAAGAAGGGAGGTGGTGGTGTGACACCGAGACAGGAGAAATTCTGCGTTGAGTACTTGATTGATCTGAACGCAACGCAAGCAGCTATACGAGCGGGATACAGTGAGAAAACGGCATATTCAATGGGTCAGCGATTGTTGAAGAATGTTGAAATAAAAAGCCGTATTAAAGAATTGCAGGACAAAGTCTTTGAAGACGGCATGATGTCTGCAGCGGAAGCGCTGTGGCGGCTGTCTAAAGCAGGCAGAGGGGAACTTAAAGAAGAAGTAGTCGTTACCGAAGGTATCGGCGATGGGTTCAGCGAAGCAAAGATAATAAAAAAACAAATTTCTGCAAGAGACCAGATAAAAGCACTTGAATTAATGGGTAAACGCCACGACCTGTTCAGTTCTGACACGAAGATTGAAATGGTACCTGTGATCATCACTGGAGAGCGTGAAATCCATGAGTAATGCCAATAGGATATATCTTCCGGATGTTATTGGCGGGGGATACAGAGATTTCTGGAATTTTAAAGGCAGGTACCGGGTGGTTAAAGGCAGCCGTGCGAGTAAGAAATCAGTTACTGCCGCATTATGGTTTATTTATAACCTGATGAAGTATCACGAAGCGAATCTGCTGGTGGTACGGAAAACTTTCAGAACACTAAAAGACAGCTGTTATACACAGCTTAAATGGGCAATACACCGCTTAGGGGTGTACGATTATTTTATCTGCAGGGAAAGTCCTCTTGAAATCACTTATAAGCCGACAGGACAGAAGATATTCTTTCGGGGACTGGATGATCCGCTGAAAGTTACTTCTATCACGGTAGACGTCGGCGTGCTTTGCTGGCTATGGGTAGAGGAAGCGTATGAAATTACGTCAGAGGCGGCATTCGATACGCTGGATGAATCTATACGAGGTGAAGTGCCGGAAGGATTGTTTAAACAGGCAACGCTGACTTTTAATCCATGGAATGAAAAACACTGGCTCAAGAAGAGGTTTTTTGATAAAGCAGATAATGATGTTCTTGCAAAGACAACGAACTATCAATGCAATGAATTTCTTGATGATTCTGACCGCAGTATGTTTGAGCGCATGCGGCTGAACAATCCGAGGCGATATCAGGTGGCAGGACTTGGCGATTGGGGTATCGTTGAAGGACTGGTATATGAAAACTGGGAAGAGAGGACATTTGATACTGCAGAAATTACAAGAAGAGAAAGTGTGCAATCTGCTTTTGGTCTTGATTTTGGGTATACAAATGACCCGTCCGCGCTCTTCTGCGGGCTGGTAGATACGAAAGCAAGGGAGATTTATGTATTTGACGAAATGTATAAAAAAGGCCTGACCAACGAGATGATTTACCGAGAAATAAGCCGGATGGGATATAGCAAGGAAAACATTACAGCAGACAGCGCAGAGCCTAAGTCAATCGCACAACTCCGCGCACTGGGGCTTACGCGTATTCATGCTGCAAAAAAAGGCAGGGACAGCATACTGAACGGTATACAGCTGATACAGGATTATAAAATTGTTATTCATCCGCGTTGCGTTAATTTCCTCACGGAGATAGGAAATTATACATGGGATAAGGATAAATTTGATAATCAGGTGAATAAACCGATTGACGATTTTAATCATCTACTCGATGCCATGAGGTATGCCATGGAGCGATTTGGGCGAAGAGGCAGCGGTATTCAATTTTTAACATAGGCGGTGGACGATGGATTTTAGATTAAATGCGTTGTGGAATAATATTATACGCCGTGGGAGCGGCAGCGGGTTCACGGAAATAGAGTTTCTGGAGTTGGAACTTCAAGCATGGATTGATTCAGGGAAACGAAATCAGATGATTGTCGGCAAGCGGTACTTTGATGGAGACCATGATATTTTAAATAAACAAAGACAGGCTGTAGATACGAACGGCAATACTCGGACAGTTAATGGTTTGCCGAATAATCGGATTGTGGATAACCGCTATGCGGAACTGGTGGATCAAAAAGTAAGCTATCTGTTGTCTAAGCCGCTGGAAGTACGGACAAATGATGAAGGATATGGTAAACAGTTAGATACCATATTTAATCAAACGTTCCGACGCCGCCTGAAGAATCTGGGAATGGACGTACTGAACTGCGGGATGGGGTACTTGCATCCGTATATATCAAATGGCGAACTTCGGTTCAAGAGGTTCGCCCCGGAACAGGTTCTTCCATTTTGGGTGGATGAGGAACATGAAATACTGGACTCATTTTTGCGGATCTATTCTGTCTTTACTTATGAGGGCACGCAGCCGAAAATCATATGGAAAGTGGAACACTATACGACCGGGGGTATACGTCGATACATTTACACGGACAGTAAAAAGCTTATTCCCGATGTAGAACAGACAGACGCCGACTACCTCACAGTAAACGGGGAACCATTTAATTGGGACAGAGTGCCGCTGATTGCGTTCAAGTACAATAATCGGGAAATTCCGTTGATAAACCGGGTGAAGGGGCTGCAGGACGCCCTGAATGAGCTGTTAAGTAATTACAGTGATAACATGGCGGAAGACATTCGCAGCACCATTCTAATTCTGGAGGGGTATGAAGGTGAGGATCTATCGGAATTCCGCCGGAACTTAATTGCTTACGGTGTAATCAAAGTAGGAACGGAAGACAGAAAAGGCGATGTGCGGACGCTTCGCATTGAAGTCAATGCAGATAACTATGACTTGATTATCAAGCTGCTGAAGAAGGCGATTATTGAAAACGGCCATGGTTTTGACGCCAAAGATGACCGAATGGCAAACAATCCCAATCAGATGAATATCCGCTCTATTTACAGCGACATAGACTTAGATGCAAATAATATGGAGATGGAATTTCAGGCAAGTCTGGAACAGCTGATGTGGTTTGTGAATACATTCTTGCGTATTAGCGGCACAAATCCAGATAAAAATAAAGTAGAATTCATCTTTAACAGGGATACGCCCGTCAATGAATCGGAAGTCATTCAGAACTGCAAAAACTCTATCGGGATCATCAGCAGGGAGACCATTGTAGCAAATCATCCGTGGACGAAAGATACGGCGGAAGAACTGGCGCGGCTTGAAAAGGAAAATACTGAGGCTCTTATGCCTGATTATGCGGCAGACGGTTCCGCGCCTAACGGTGCTGAAGAATGAACTACTGGGAAAAGCGTTTTGAAAGGCTGAAACGGCAACAGATGGGGAAAGCAGAAACCGTCACGGCTGCTATGCGCAGGGAATACACGAAAGCGTTGACCGCATTACGCAAGGAAGTGCTGGACTGGTATTACAGATACGCGGAAGAAAATGAAATGTCTCTGGCTGATGCGAAAAGGGAACTCGATGCACGGGAGCTGAAAGCATTTCGACTGACATTAAAAGAATATATCAAACTGGCCAAAAAGAAAGACCTTCCGCAAAAATATATCAAAATGTTGGATAAAGCTTCTATTCGCGCACGGTTGGACAGGAGCCAGGAATTATATATTAAGACATCGTGGTATGTTGAAGAACTGGCAAAATCGCAAAATCTAAGCATGCGTAGTTTGCTTTCTGAAGTATATGAAGACAGCGTTTACAAAACGGCGTATGAAGCGCAAAAATTGAAAGGCAAGTTTTCCACATTTAAGGAAGTAGCAAAGCAGGATATAGAAACCGCCGTATCCAAGCCGTGGGCAAGCGACGGAAAGGATTTTTCGGACAGGATATGGGATAATAAAACGCAGCTTATGAATACCCTGCAGACAGAAATGACACGGTCTTTCATGATTGGTGAAGGCGTGGCACCGTTAATTAATCGGATACAAAAACGATTTAATGTATCATTCAGTAATGCCCGTCGGTTAGTGGAAACGGAAACAGCCTATGTGCAGGAAAAAGCAATGCTGGATACGTATGATGCATTGGATGTGGAACAATATCAGATACTGGCTGTACTGGATTTGAAAACATCAGACATTTGCCGACATCTGGACAAAAAGGTATTTGACAGGAAAGACGCCAAGCCGGGAATTACCATGCCGCCGTTCCACTGCTACTGCCGCTCTACGACGGTTCCGTATATTGAAGGAATTACTGATAGTCAGGAGGTCACGAGGGCGGCAAGAGACCCGGTGACTGGGAAAACCGTATTCGTTGAAGGTGATTTGCATTATGAGGAATGGTATAATAAATACGTAAAGAATACCGATACCGGTGCATTGACTGGGTTAAAAACCAGTAACGGAATTACTATTGCCAAGCTGTCTAAGCACCAGCAGGAAAGGGCGGATGTCCGCAATCTTGATTTAAATGGTATTAGAGATGCATTGATAAATCCACTGCATGTTGGAGAGGTCGTAGTAAAAGAAAATGGAAACTCGCAGAGATTTATCGGTGAAGCTACAACTGTGAATATAAATCCTGACACGGGGGTTATTATTACATCGTGGCCGACAGGTAAATCTCGACTGAAAAAATATAAGAAAGGGAAATAAAATGATTCTACGGTATGAGTTTACTGAAAAAGAAAAAATGTTCTTAAAGAAAATGCATTTCAGTTTTTCTGATGAGATGGAAGATGAGAGAGCTGCGGATTTAGTGGATGCTATTGCTGATAATATACAGGGGTTAAATGAAGATGGCAGAAATATTGCTGAAGATATCATTACTAAAATCACTACGCATCCGGATTGGTAGAAGATAAAAATAACATACGGTTTCAAAAGCACTCTTAACGGGTGCTTTTATATTGCCTTTTCCGTACTGCAGGCGAAAAAGAACAGGTATTTCCGGTGTGGGGGATAAACCACGATAAAAAGTCGAAAGGAGATTATTATGACAAAAGAAGAGTTAAAGGCATTGGGACTGACTGATGAACAGGTCGCGAAAATTTCAGAGGACTACGGTAAAAATTATGTGGCCAAGTCGCAGTTTAATGAAAAGAACGAGGCGCTGAAGAATGCCGAAAAAGAGAAAGGGGAATTGTCAAAACAGATTGAAGGCTTAAAAAAGAATAATGACAGTAATGCGGAACTCAAGAAACAGATTGAAGCTATGCAGGCGGCTGCAAAGACTATGGAGACGGAACATGCCGCCCAGCTTGCACAGATGAAACTGGACGCGGCAGTGGAACGTTCTCTGACTGCCGCAAAGGCAAAGAATACTAAAGCTGCCCGCGCTCTGCTGGATCTGAAAGACGCAAAACTGGACGAAAAAGGAGAAGTCGTCGGACTTTCCGACAAAATAAAAGAGCTGCAGGAATCAGATGCGTATCTGTTTGATACAGTGGATGGGCAGAAAAAAGAAGTAGATGGCATTCATCCCGGATCAGGTTCCGACGGTGGTGATGCGGCAAAACTGACTGTGCAGCAGCAATTTGAACAGGCATTAGGTATTTAATAAAAAAGGAGAATTAGACAATGGCAATTAATACACTTGAATATGCAAAGAATTTCCAGCAGAGTCTGGATAAGCAAATGTTGGTAGGTGCGACTTCCGGATGGATGGAATCTAATGCACAGAATGTAAAATACAGCGGCGGGGATACGGTAAAAATGCCGGAGATTTCTATCGGCGGCTTAGCGAAATATGACCGTGACAACGGGTTTAATCAGGGTGCTGTAACTCTGAAATACGCAGACTACAAATTAACACAGGATCGCGGACGCACGTTTATGCTTGACGCTATGGATGTGGATGAATCCAATTTTGTGGCATCTGCCGGAAACGTTATGGGCGAGTTCCAGCGTACACAGGTTATCCCGGAAGTGGATGCGTTCCGCTACTCTAAGATTGCGGCTTTGGCAAAAGGCGCATCCCATGAAACGGCAACTTTCACGCCGGATAAAACAAACGTGCTGGAAAAGCTGGATGATGAAATCGCAAAAATCCAAGACATTGTCGGGGAAGGAGAACCGCTTGTTATTATTATGGCTACTTCGATCCGCACTATCCTGAACAACGCAAAAGACATTACTAAGTACTTGGATACAGCGGACTTTAAAGCTGGTGCAATTACTACCAAGGTAAAAACCTATAATGAAATTCCGATTCTTTCCGTACCTTCCGCCCGCATGAAGACGGCGTATGTATTCAACGACGGCAAAACGGCTGGGCAGGAAAAAGGCGGATTTAAGCCGGATACTGCTGCAAAAGGAATCAACTGGATTATCATTGCCCGCCGTGCACCGATTGCGGTTTCTAAGACGGACAAGATCCGCATTTTTGAACCGAACGTGAATCAGAAGGCCGATGCGTGGAAGTTGGATTACCGCAAATTCCATGATCTCTGGATTCCGACAAACAAGCTGGCTGGTGTATGGGTTAATACCGGGGCGTAAGGAGGTAAATCATGGAAAGATTAACCAGATTGAATGAGGTGCAGTATACAGAAAGTGATTTCCAGAAAGAGAAACTAATCAAAGAGGGATTCGTTCTTGATGAGGACTATGGCGCTGATAATGATGCTGTTGCACTGGATAAGATGACCAAGCAGCAGCTTGTTGATTATGCGGAAGCTAACGGGATTGATATTTCCGGTGCGGATACAAAAGCCGATATCCTTTCTCTAATCAAGGAGTAATTCTTATGATCGCCGATGTAAAAAACCTCATTAAGGGCGCGACAGGGTATGATGTCAAAGATTCTGATATGGCACTGCTGGAGTATATCTATAATGGGGAAGTGCAGCATGTTTTGAATGACTGTAATCTGAAAGAGCTCCCCGGTGAGCTGCAGCATACCGTTGACGAAGCGACGGCAGGCAGATTCATGCAGATGAGTAAGCCTGCCATTTTAAGTGCTGATGAACTTGACGTCGTAAAATCCATAAAAGAGGGAGATACGACGGTAGAGCTTGGTGGAACTTCGGCAGAACAGAGGCTGGATGCGCTGATTACATTGTGGACAAAGGAGCGTGATTTAGGATGCTTCCGAAGGCTGCGTTGGTAAGATCAAGAAAAGCCGTTGAAAGCTTGTATACAGACACCTGCAGAATTATTACAGAAAAGGATACGGTAGACCCGGATACGGGAATTGTAAAAACGGTAAGGGTGGCATCTGCGGAGTACCCTTGCCGTATTTCTTACAAGAATTTGCCCGTAACCGGCGGTGATGGCATTCCTGTTATGACACAGTCCGTTACGCTGTTCTTGTCTCCCGAAATCAATATACCTGCAGGCTCTGATGTTGACGTGGTACGGCAAGGACGGCATCTGCATTTTAAATCTGCAGGTGTATCTGCTGTCTATGATAACCATCAGGAAATCAGTCTGGAACACCGGGAGGTGCACGATGGCTGATGTAACTGTAGATTTCAGAGGTTTTGAGGAGCTACAGAAACGAATTGCTGAATTGAATAGCGTCGCAATGGAAGAGGCCAAACGGCAGAGCGTAAATGAAATGGCAGCGGTGTATATCAGAGAAGCTAAGAAGAATACGCCGGTGAAAGGCACTGAGGTTAGACAGGTTAGTGAGAATGAATATAAGAATAGTAGGGTTGCTGAATATTCTAAGGTTAAAGATTTTAACAAACACAAAAAACTCTACAGTAGTGACGCAAAAGTTGCTTATAAGCACAAAGGGGAACGTAAATTCAAAATGCTCCACAATTCCGAGCATATGCGACGTTCCTGGAATGCGGGAACTGTAGAGCGGGAAGGACGGGAGTACAAAGTCAAAGTATTCAATACCGCGTCCTACGCTTCTTACGTGAATGACGGTCACCGACAGCAGCCTGGGCGTTTCGTGCCCATACTGGGGAAACAATTGGTGAAAGGCTGGGTAGACGGGTTGAACATGGCAGAAAAAGCAGAGAAGGAAACGGAACGGCAGTCTAAAAATATTTTGCGCCGAAATATAGACCGGGTGTTATTGAGGTACAGCACATGACAATAATTAATGAGGTAATCAAAGGCATCTCATCAAAACTGCATAAGCTGACTAAATATCCTGTGTATGTAGACGTAAAGAAGAATCATGTCGTGTTTCCGTGCTTTTATCTGAAGCAGCTGGATCAGTCACAGGAACTGTCTGTTGGTAACCGTTACTGGCAGGAACATAGCTTTGATATCTGGTTCATGCCGAATGCGGCCGATGAAGTTTCAGATGTCCGGGAAGAAATTCACAAGATGGCAGAAGCGTTCTTTGTGGAACTGGAGTATATTACTCTTCCGGATGGTTCCATAACCAGAGGAACGGATATGCATTACCGAACGACTGACGGTGCGCTTCACTTCTTTGTTTCTTACAATCTATTTATTTTAAAAGATCGGGAAAAAGCAGAAAAAATGCAAAGTTTAAAAACGGAAGGAACCATAAAAAATGGCAATTAAAAAAGAAGAACAGGCAGCGTTCGAGGAGCGTTTCGACGGAGTAACGATTGTTAAATCCGCGAAGTACAAACGCTATGCGGACATTTTGACGCATTTGCTTAGCGAGGGAGAGCAGTATACGCATTCCCAGATTGATGAATTGCTAAAAGATGCGTTAAATCAGCCTGTTAAACAGGATATTAACTAAAGGAGGTAACTTATGGCATTAGGTGGCGGTACCTGGCTTTTTCAAAATAAAAAATTGCCAGGTACATATATCAATTTCATTTCAAAAGACCGTCCGATGACGGATATCGCCGACCGCGGCTATGCGGCAATGGCGCTTGATCTGGATTGGGGCGTAAGCGGAGCTGTTTTCCGTGTGGAAGCAGAAGATTTCCAGAAGAACTGTCAGAAGATTTTCGGCTACGATTATGGTCACGATAAAATGAAGCCTTTGCGCGATTTGTTTATCAATCTGAAGACAGGGTATTTCTACCGTCTGAACAGCGGCGGAGAGAAAGCAAAGAATACACTGGCAACGGCAAAATATGCGGGAACCAGAGGAAACAATTTATCTACCGCGGTACAGAGCGATCCGGATAACAGCGGAAAGTTCATCGTGTACACTTATCTCACGACAGACGGGCTTCTGAAAACGGTAGATAAACAGTCCAACGTCAGCAAAGGCGCGGATTTGCAGGATAATGATTTTGTCGTATTCAGCAAAACCGCGACACTTACTGTAAAAGCGGCGGAACCACTGACTGGGGGTACGAACGGAACATCGGTTACTGTTTCTGAATATCAGTCTTTTATCGAACATATTGAACCGTACTATTTTAATATTTTGGGATATGCGGGTTCTGACGAGACAGTGCAGTCATTGCTGATTAATTTCACGAAGCGCTGCCGTGAAAACACGGGCTCAAAATTCCAGCTTGTGATTTACGGCAAGACCAAGGTTAATTATCCCGGCGTTATTTCTATCAAGAACGACGTGACGGATACAGGTGCAGAAAAGGGATCCTTAGTATACTGGCTTACCGGAAAAGAAGCGGCATGCGCAATCAATGCGAGCTGCACGAACGCCATCTATGATGGAGAATATACGGTCAATGCCAACTTCAAGCAGTATGAGCTTGAACAGGCTGTCAGCGATGGCATGCTTATGTTCCACAATGTTGCCGACACAGTATCCGGCAATGTATTAGGCGATACCAGAGTTTTGACAGACATCAATACTTTTACAGAAGTAACCAAGGCGATGAACAAAGATTTTACACTGAATCAGGTAATCCGTGTCTTAGACAATGCGGCAATTGACATTGCCCGACTGTTTAACCGGATTTATCTCGGGAAGGTGCAGAATGATGCTGACGGGCGAATTTCTTTATGGAAAGACGGCATTGCGTTGTTTGAAGAATACCAGCGTGTCAGGGCGATTCAGAACTTTGTAGATGATGACTTGCCTGTACCCACGCAGGGCGAAGAGAAAACCGCCGTTCTGTGGACATTTGAAATCCAGCCGACGGCGTGTATGGAAAAATTATATTGTACCGTGGTGGTAGCGTAAGAAAGGAGATAGCTCATGGCAGATGAAATCAGTGCAATCCGTACGATGTTGGCCAAGGATGTTATTTCGGCAAAATTAGCCAGCGCCTATGTGACGGTGGATGGAAATAGATACTTGCTGTTCCAGGCAAAAAGCCTTGAAGCAACAATCGAAAAAGAGAAGGAAGAAGTTGCTATTCTGGGACGCCTGATGAAGGGGAACAAGTCCGTGTCCGCTAAAGGAAGCGGTACTCTGACAATTTACAAGAATACTTCGCTCTTTGAAAATATGATGCTGAAATACGTCAATCAGGGGGTGGATACTTACTTTGACCTGCAGGTCGTCAATAATGACCCGACCAGCGAAGCGGGAAAGCACACCGTGATCCTGACCGGTTGCAATATCGACAAGGGTACTGTTGCTGGGTTCGATGCAGAAGGTAAGTGGCTTGAAGATGAGATTTCATTCACTTTTGAAGGAATCAAGGTTCCTGAAAAATTCAAAGAACTTGATGGAATGAAAGCGTAATGGCGGCGGGGACATCCCCGCCTATTCTTTTGTGAAAGGAAAATCAAATGGCTGAAAAAACATTAAAAGCATTTTTTAAAGAAAACGTTATAAAAAAAGCACCGGTACAGTACGCCGCGTCAAAGCGAATGGTTGGCGAAGACGGAAAACCCGTGCCGTGGGAAATCCGCGTACTGACTAATGAGGAAATGGACAGTCTGCGTGATGCTTGCACGAAACGAATTCCGGTCAAAGGAACTAAAGACTGGAAGATGGAATTTGATCAGGATAAATTCATGATTGAAATGACACTGAAATCTGTCGTATTCCCCAATCTGAACGACGCAGAACTGCAGGGGAACTGGGACGCAATTGGAGCGGAAGAATTGCTTAAAGCGATGCTGACACCGGGCGAACTGGCAGACCTGTATTCTGCCGTATCTCAGGCATCTGACTTCGAAGCAGGTATGGGCGATAAGATCAAGACGGTAAAAAACTCTTAAAGGCAAAGGATCTGGATGCGCATGTGGCCTATTTTGCGCTTATTAAGCTACATAGGCTGCCGCACGAGATTTTTACTTTGCCGGAGCACGAATTGGCTATGATCTATGCTTTTGTTGATGAATACATCAAATCAGAGAAAAAGCAGGCGTCCAAATTGAAACGCAAATAGAAAGGGGGCAATAGATGGCAACACTGCAGAACTACATCAGTCTTCGGGACGGTGTCAGCCCGATGCTTGAAAAAATGAGCCGTGCAGCTCACACTGTATCAAATAAATTAAACCTCGCCAGCGGAAGCGCCCGGAACGCCGGAGATTCTTTCGGTTATGCAGCTGAAAAAGCGGGGCTGTTTAAGAGCATCCTTGCCGGCAACATTGTCGGGAATGTCATCATGCGCGGGCTGGATAGTATTGCAGGTTCTATTTCAGGAGCTGTAGCGCTGGCTGATGAATACACAAGTTTGAATGCCAGGCTGGCACTGGTAGCCGGTTCACAGTCCAACGTGGCCGCACTAAATGATATGATTTACGAATCCGCGCAACGAGCACGTGGCGGGTATATGGATATGGCTAAGGCCGTAGCAAGCCTTTCCGTTAATGCCCGGGACGCTTTTCCCGACCCGCGGAAGACAGTGCAGTTTATGGAAGGTATGCAAAAGCTGTTTGTTATCGGCGGCGCATCTAAAGAGAATCAGCAGTTCGCCATGCTGCAGCTGCAGCAATCATTGGCCAGCGGCCGTCTGCAGGGCGATGAATTCAGGTCTATCACTGAAAACGCACCCATTTTGCAGGATATGATTGCTAAAACCATGAAAGTTTCCCGTGGCGAGTTGAAACAACTGTCTGCACAGGGAGAAATCACCGCAGATATCATCAAGCGGGCTATATTTGAAAATATGGATGAAATCAATGATAAATTTGAGAGTATGCCAAAACGCTGGAGCGATCACTTTACAGATTTTAAAAATGTAGTATTGAAATCTTTTGCGCCGATTGCAGACCGTATTAACCGGCTGGCAAACAGCGAAGGCGTCCGATCCATGTTCAGCATGCTGAAAAACGGAATCAAGTCCATCATGCCTGTGCTTTACGCGGTTATCGGCGGCGTGGAGAAATTTGTCAATATGTTCACGGCGGGAATTTCCACCGTAGCATCATTTGTACAGAATCACAGCCTGCTTATGCAGATGGCACTCATCGCGCTTGGCGGGTATCTGGCATTTGTCGGAACGATGGCGCTTATTTCTGCCGGACAGATGGCGCTGGCAGCGATATCAATGGCCGCTAAAACAGCGGCAGACTGGCTGGAAACGGTGGCACTAATCGCATTGACCGTGGCGCAAGAGGGTCTGAATGCGGCGCTGTATGCGTGTCCACTGACATGGATAGTCGGCGCTATTATTGCTGTTATCGCCGTGCTGTATGCAGCAGTGGCGGCTGTTAATTATTTTGCAGGAACGAGCATATCGGCAACAGGTATTATCTTCGGAGCTTTTATGTGGCTGTTTTCTTCTATATGGAACAGGATTGCATTTACTGTGAATATGTTTGTCTCTCTTGCAGAATTCATTGGGAACGTTTTTGTGGATCCTCTGAATGCCACCTATAATCTATTTGCGGATATCTGGAATGGTGTCGTTGATCTGGTAGGACAGGCGGTAGCCGCTATTGTTGATATGATTGCGCAAATCCCGGGGATGAATAAGCTTGGAATCAGCACTGATTTTTCTGCAGAATCTCTCCATCTTGAGAGAAAAGAAATCTCCGGCGGTTATGATTTTTCCGGTTATAAGATGAAAACGCTGAATCCTGCTAATGAAATGGCGTGGGGATATAATGTCGGCGCAGGAATCGGTGACAGTATCAGTGATGCTTTCCGGTTGCCTGAAATAGAGGCACCCGGTTATAATGCCAAGGATATCGTTGATAACACGGCGAATACTGCAGATAATACCGGCAAGGGGGCGAAGGATGCTAAACGGGCAGCTGATGCCCTGGATAGTACGGCAGATGACCTCGCATTTCTTCGGGAAGCGGCTGAGAGGGAAGCAATCAATAAATATACGACGGCTACTATTCATATCGACGTAGGCGGGGTCACTGCAGGAGATACCGGCGGCAATGATTTTGATGGTGTCTTGCGGCGGCTGAATGATGTATTGATAGAATCTGTAGAAAACGGAGCGGAGGCGGTACAACGATGAGTTACTATTTCTTTTTAGGGAATACGATGCTCCCCGTTCCGCCGCCCAGAATGAACACGAAAATTAACGGGAAAAATAAAACAATTAATCTGATTAATGAAGGTGAAGTCAATTTAATCAAGACGCCCGGATTAACAGAAATATCATTTGATTTCCTGCTACCTAACAGCAAATATCCTTTTGCGAATTATGATTCATCCTTACAGACAGGATTAATCAATTATGCTGTAGGGGCAATTTCATCCCGGATTGGCGGCTCTTTAGGAAACGCATTTTCTTTTAAGAAAGCGGCGCCGTTCCTCGATTCACTCAAAGCTTCTAAAGAGACGCAGAATCCAGTCCGGTTTATCGTTGCCCGCATGGGTTTTGATTATTCCCAATTGTGGAATACCAATATGCTTTGTACTGTTGAGAATTATACAATAGGTGAGGACGCCCGGAACGGAAACGATTTAAATATCAGTATTGCACTTAAGCAGTATAAATTCTTTGGAACAAAAGAAGTAGAAGTGGCGAAGAACGAAGATGGTACGGAAACATTGCGAGTAAAAGAACCGCGATATACCCCGACAACGCAGGTTCCCGCGATGATGAAAATAACAAATCAGTTGTCCGTACTGGAGGCTTGTAAAGGGGTCGTTGGTGGAAACCTTGATTGGCGAGCAGTGGCTAACGCCAGCGGGGTAACTAACCCGCTTGAAAAGAATATAAAAGGGCAGGTGCTTAAACTTGTTTGAAGTTATTATCCATAATAAGACGGAAAACAAATATTACGCGCCTGCCGTGTTGGATGGAGCGAAAATTGAATGGACTATCAGCGGGGCACCGGGGAAGTTCACGTTTACCGTATACAAAGATGAAACTCTTAAATTTGTTGAGGGGGATACTGTGCAGGTCAAGATTGGAGATAAAGCTGTTTTCTTCGGGTTTGTTTTCGTAAAGAAACGAAACAAAGACAGCAGTATCGATGTCACTGCTTATGATCAACTCCGATACCTGAAAAATAAAGAAAGCTGGCAATACAAGAATATGACCGCCACGCAGGTCATACAGAAGCTGGCCGAATATTTTCAGCTAAAAGTCGGAACATTGGCGGATACTAAATTCGTGATTGATAAGAGGGTGGAGGATAATGCTACTCTTTTTGATATTATTCAGGGTGCGCTGGACGTCACCTTAGTCAATACAAAAGAAGTTTATGTGCTTTACGATGATTTCCAAAAACTCATGCTCTCCAAGCCGATTGACATGGCGGTTCCCATCCTCATAGACAATGAAACTGCAGAAGATTTTGATTATGAAAGCAGCATAGACAAGGACACATATAACCTGGTTAAGTTGGTAGTAGAAGATAAACAGGAACAGGGAGAGGGTAAGAGGAAAGAATTCTATGCGCCGATGAGCCCTGACGAATTTGCAAAATCAAAAGAAAAAGACCAGTGGGGTGTCCTGCAGTACTATGAAAAGTTGCAGAAAAATATCCAAAATCCGCAGGAGCGGGCGAACCAAATGCTTAAGTTCTATAATGTAGTTCGCCGTAAATTAGACATAAAAGGGGCGGCCGGAGATATCCGGGTGCGTGCGGGCTCCATGATTTATGTAAAGCTTAATTTGGGTGATGTGGAATTGGCGCAGAAAGTACTGGTCACAAAGGTGGTTCATACATTTTCTAACCAGGCGCACATGATGGACTTGACGCTGAAAGGCGGTGTAATCAATGATCAATGATGAATTGCCGAATGTATTGAAATCTCTTGTCGCACAGACCGTGCGCGGAATGAATCCGTCTGATTTCGTTCTGGGCGAAGTCATATCTGAGGCACCTTTAGTTATCCGTGTAGGAGAGAATGAACTGGATGAAGATTTTCTGATACTTTCCGATAACGTTCGTGATTTTGAAGTAGATATTGAAGTCAACCACATCACCGAAAAGCGGGCAGGCGGCGGAGGATATGCGGAGTATGCCAGTCACGACCATGACTATAAAGGGAGGAAGAAAATCATTATCTATAACGGGTTAAAAATCGGAGAGAAAGTCGTCATGATACAGCAGTCCGGCGGGCAGCTGTTTTTTGTTGCTAATCGTGTGTATAACCACGCCGATGTCCACGGACAGTGGGGGTGATTAAATGAAACTATTACCGGAAGAATTTAACAATGTGTCCATTGCGGGCAGCCGGACACGTATGCCGTCTAAAACCTACAGGATGAATATTGAAGAGGAAACGGTGTCGGGGATAATAACAGATGACTTGGAAGCTGTGCGGCAAGCCGTCTATAAGATCTTAAATACAGAAAGATATAAGCACATCATTTATTCTTCGGATTATGGCGTGGAACTTGCCGATTTATTTGGAAAACCTATGCCTTATGTCATCCCCGAGATTCCGCGCCGGATAGAAGAAGCGCTGCTGGTAGATGACCGCATTAACAAAGTAGACGGTTTTGATTTGAAATATGACAAACATGGAAATGTCAAATGTTATTTTGTAGTTCATTCTATTTTTGGGGATATCGAAATGGAAAGGAGCGTGAAGGTAAGGAATGTATGAGGATCAAACGAGCTCTGTCATAGAAAAAAGAATGCTCGATGCCGTTAGCCCCGCAGTGGATAAACGAGAAGGCAGTATTATACATGATGCAACGGCTCCGGTATCGATCGAACTTGAACTGATGTATGCTGCGCTTGACTGGTTTATGAAAAACACATTTGGTGATACGGCAGAGCGCAAGTTTCTAATTGAGCGAGCTTTAGAACGTGGGCTTGTGCCATATAAAGCAACAAGGGCGGTCGTACGTGGGATATTTACTCCGGTTACGTTGGAAATACCAATCGGGCATCGATTTTCTTGTGACGGAATCAATTATGCAGTAACAGAAAAGTTAAAGGCCGGCAGTTATCTGCTGCGCTGTGAGACGGTAGGTATATCGGGAAATAAGGCAACGGGGATGCTTGTGCCTATTGACCATTTACCGGGCCTACAGTCTGCAAAGATTGAAGCGCTGACTATCCCTGCAGTTGATGACGAAGATACGGAAGTGTTCCGACAGCGGTATTTAAAAAGTTTTGAAACGCAAGCGTACGGAGGAAATATTGCGGATTATAAGGAAAAGGTACTATCTATATCTGGCGTGGGCGGGGTTAAAGTGTATCCTGTTTGGAACGGCGGAGGCACAGTTAAAATCGTATTTTGCACATCCGAATTTAAATCGCCCGACAGTGAATTTGTGGACAAAGTGCAAGAAATATTAGATCCGGTTCCTTATCACCAGAAAGGCGTCGGTGTAGCGCCGATAGGACATTATGTCACGACGGAAGGAGTGGTGAATAAAGAAATAACTGTACACGTAAATGTCACGATGAAATCCGGGTATACCTTGGACAATATAAAAAATCAGATATCTGAAACAATTACCGAATATATTGGATCTGTAAATAAAACATGGGCAGAAACACAGATAATTACTATAAAGAGGTTTGTTGATGACGGGCTGATTATCCGCAAGGCTAAACTGGAAAGCCTGCTGTTAGATATTATCGGAGTGTTAGATGTCACCAATCTTACTTTGAACGGAGAAACAAAGAATCTGCAGCTTGGAGTAAATGAAATCGGAAAATTGAAGGCGGTCGAATATGAATGATCTGAGAAAAAGACTTTCTTCCCGTGATGCGAATATCCATCATTATTTTCCGGATATACTGGCAAATGCTAAAGAATTTATTTCTTGGGCGGATGTGGTAGAACCGGAATTAAATGTTGTTATTTATGAATTGCTACAAAACTGTTTGAATACTTTCGTTTACGATGTAGATGAAAGCGGGCTGAAGCGGTATGAATCCATGCTTGGGATTATTCCGAAGGTGGATGCATCATTTGAAGATAGACGAAGTGAAGTTCTTTTGATGATTAACAATCAAATATTATATACGCATCGCAGCTTGCAGGATATTTTTAACTCAAGGTATGGAAAGAATAAAATCAGCATCAGCCTAAATTATGGAAAATATGAACTATGGCTTGACCTCGTTTATAATCTGGTTTTTGCGTCTAATCAAATTCGGACATACATGAGAAGCATTATTCCGGCTAATCTTACCGTGAACTTAAGCAATACAAAGGAAGCGGGCGGGAAGATTTTTGTAGGCGGGATATGTAAATTGAATTCAGTTGTACATATTACACCGAATCTTGAATTTACGGTTCCAGAAATAGGGCAGCACATCAGAGCAGCCGGATATATTCGGACTGCTCATAAAGTTATAGAAATTAAAGGGGGCTAATAAATGGCTAATTATCCAAAAATATTAATGACAACACAAGGGTTATCATTGATTTCCGAGGCGAATGCAACCGGACAGGCTTTAACTTTTAGCAAAGTTTTACTTGGCGACGGCAATTTAGAGGGTGATTCTATCCAGAGTCTTACGCAACTCAAAGGTCCTAAATTGGAACTCGCCGTAACGGGCGGGACAAATCTTGGGTCCGGTCAGTTCCAAATAAGGGCCGTGTGCTCTAACGCCTCACTTGATGCTGGGTTCTTTGCCCGTGAAGTGGGCGTGTACGCGAAAGTAGGAGCCACAGGAGTTGAGAAGCTTATCGCATATACAAACGGGGGAAATTTTGTTGATTATATTCCCGATAAAAGCGTGCCGATCGACTCCCAAATATTCAAGATCGATATTGTTGTCGGTGACACGGAAAACGTAACAGTGCAGGTAAAAGATGAAACATACTTAATAAAGGCTGAGATGGATGAACATAATGCATCAGGTTCAGCTCACGAAAACCGTTTCAAGCTCTTTGAAAAGGTCTCGGAATTGGGTGATGATATCATTAAAAAACTGGCATTAACATCTGCTATTACCGCTGTTACAGCTATGCAAACTAACTCATGGTTCGGACAGCTGTTAAAAATGGTACTCAATGCGTCTGGGGTCAAATACAATATTGCTCAAAACGGGTATGTATGCTTAGGAAGCTTCTTTGGTGGGCTAATTATGCAATGGGGATCTAATGAGCACGGATGGGTAACATTCCCAATAGCGTTTAATTCTTTTCGGAAAATAATAACAAACCATCAAGGTACTTCTTACTTCGATTCGCGTGCTGTTGAATACAATTCATTAACAGGATTTACGTTGTCTGTGCATGATAATTCGGGAACAGGTCAAGATGCACAGTGGATTGCATTTGGTAAATAGGCCCAGTGGAGAACTACTGACGTTCCAATTTAATTGAAAGGAGTAAAAAAATGAATAGTTCTAATGTGGATTTTTATATAGCAGGGTTCGGTGCAGATGGAAAGCGTGTAGGATCGCTTATATGCGAGTTTAATCCGACAAAAGATAAAAATGCAGGCGAGCTAAATGCGCTAAAAAAAGAAGCGAAAGAGTTGTTTGCCGATGCAACGGTTATTGAGATTATCTCAGCCGAGGATTTTAACAAGTATATATCCGGTGATTACATCCGCGGCACGGGCGGGAAGCCGATTGCATACGCTCCGCCGGAACCGACAGAAGAAGAGAAAAGACAGATGGCACTTAGTGCACTGGATAAAGAATATGCAGAAAAACTAAGTAATCTTGAAATTGAAATGGCAAAAGCCAAAGCGATTGAAGATGAGGATCTATACACTGAGTTAAAAGAAGAGCGAGAAGCATTGATGAACGAATACGCGGAAAAGAGAGGGGCGATTTAAATGGAACGTTGCTTTTTGTGTCACCGCAAAATGGATAAAAAAAAAACAGGACTTTGTACAAATAAGAAATGCATCCGGAGCAAACCACTGAAAGAAAAGCCTGAAAATAAGACGGAGGATAATAAATAATGAGTATGGTGGACATAAGTCCGGAAGCACTGGAGAGAATTGTCCGGATTGAAACGAAACTTGACATGCTTGTTGAAATGCTTCCAGAAATACAGAGACTTCAGGTGGCGCACGAAAGGGCAGAACAAAGCGCGAAATCCGCGCATCACAGAATAGACAATATATACAAAGTTGCCGGTCTGATTTCGACTATTATTTCTGTAGTAATTGCATTGATAGGAAAGGTGATGTGATTGTTCGAGAAAATAAGAGATTTATGGAAAAGAGCGGTCGGATACATAAATGGACACATACCGAAAGGGAATGCCAAGCCGTCTATGAAAGTAGTCTATGGTTATGCCATAGGCTTTTTAATTCTGTTTTGTGTTGTGCTGACCGCGTGGGTTATTGAATTCTGCAAGGGGTCAGCAAATACGATGACATTGATTAAATTCTTTGAAGATTATACGGCGGTTCCGGTCGTCGGGGCGATTGCATTTATCGCAAAGTATATGGTGGATAAAAACCGCAATGGCCGGCCGGATGCTATAGAAAAGGAGCTGAAAAAAGATGACGTTAAAAGAAATTGAAGTATTGCTGAAGAATGCTGTGGGAGGCATTGACCGAATTTATGAACACTGGACAGGCTGTGACGGGAGTGTAGTCAATCTGCCTGACTATACAGTAGTAATCGACCGTGCAGGCGGTTATCACATCATGCACGAAGATTTTACTGAAAGACTGGCGCATACATGGCACAGGAACAGCCGGTCGATCGGTATAGCGATGGCGTGTTGTAAAGACGCGATATGCTACTATGATCATCCCGACGGCATAGATTTAGGAAGTGAACCGCCGACGGCAGCGCAGATCGAAGCGATGGCGATGCTGACTGCAAAAGCAGAGGAAATACTCGGATTGACTGCAGACGATGTATATACTCATGCAGAAATTGCGGAAATTGACGGATACGGTGTTGATAGCGGAGAACCTGATATGCGCTGGGATCTGCTGTATTTACCGGATTACGGTAACGGCGGAGTATTAGTGCCGGGTGGAGATTTGATTCGGGGTAAAGCAGAGTTTTACAAACAGGAGGGCTAAATGTGTGGGAAGATTTTAAAACAAACAATCATCACCGTCTGCTTATTGTTGTGGCTATCGTCTTGCTGTGTGCAGGTATCGGCGGATGGCGGTACTACGAATCAAGCAGAGCCAAAACAGACTATCACGATGTCAATAGCGGACTGGAACGAATTGAAGACCGAATGGGCCGGGCAGAAACTGGACTTAACGCAACTCAGGCAGAAATTTACAATGCTGACTCTGAACTCCGAGGAGCAGCTGAAGCAGCTGGAAGTATTGCAGATAAAACTCGAGAGAACAGAAAAATCCTTGATGAATGCAACGACATCATTAACAGAAGTGAAGGAAGAACTGCAAGAATCGAGGTTATTATTAGAAGAGTTGAAGAACAAAATAAAGAAAATGGAGCACAAACAAGCGGTCATACGTAGGCAGCGAGATATATATGCGGGGCTGTTTGTTATTACCGTAGGTGCAGTTATAGCCCGGGGGTGATCCGGTAATTTGAGGGAGCGGGGAGAAATCCCTGCTCTTTTTTATTACATTGAACGGCAAAAATACGGCAAAAATTCAAACCAAAATATCGTATTTTGACAATTATTATTTTTATGGTGATTTCTTGGCCACGCGATAAAATCGAAAAAATCTTAATGTAGCAACACCGTTTACGTGCAAATAAAGCTTATGCTATAAAAAATATATAAGCAAAAAATCCCCATAACTGCGGGGATTTTTATGTATACGGCAAACAAACGGCAAAAAAATCATTTATACATGGTTTCAATGTATTGGTCTGCTTCTTTGCGGATATCATCTGTGTAATGAATATAGGTGGCGGCAACGGTGGCTACATTATCACCTAAAACAGCCGCAACAAGATTAATATCTTTTGATTTTGACAAAAGCATGGTAGCAAAGGTATGCCGCAAAGTATGAATAGAGATACCCTGTTTTAATATACGCAGCTGCCTATTCATGAGTGGATGAGTGCTTGGTGTTGTAGGAATAATCCGCCCGTCAATAGATATAGGGGCGGTCTGTTTCCATTCATTTAGCTTGGCGGCCAATTTTGTATTCATGTGTATAGTTCGATTTCCATTCCGTGATTTTACGGCTTTAAATCCCCGTTTTTGGGGTGATATCCAGTTATATTGCTTATCTATGGTAATTGTTTGTCTTGAAAAATTGATACTGCTCCATGTCAATCCGGCTATTTCCCCGTACCGCATACCCGTATTTAAGGCAATGAAAGCAATCATGTAAAAAGTGGGGGTATCACTTAATGCATCCAGCAGTTGCAATGATTCTTTTTCAGTCAATGCTTTTATTTTCCGGATGGTTTTATCTTTTGTTTGTGTAACGCTATTCGCAGGATTTTCTGTAATAATTTTATACGGGTTAATAGCATAGTTAAAGATGGCACGAATCTGGGCGAAACGATTCTTTCTTGTACCACTGCTGAATCGTCCCATATCCTGATAGACATTAATCACATCTCCGGCGGTAATTGTCCTTATTGGTTTACTACACAGGGCAGGAATACAGAGAAGCATACTAAAATAGTTCCTTTTTGTGCTGTATTCTAAAGAGGATCCTTTATCCCGCAAGTATATATTCTGTGTGAAACTTTTAAAGGTAATGTCCGCTAATTCCGGATCGGCTCCGCAGGCGGCATCCTCTTTGGCAGCTGCTAACAATTTATCTTGATACTGTTTGGCTTCCCGTAGGGTTTTAAATCCCTGCTTGGTTTTCTGCTTCCATTTACTATTCACTTTGTAGGACAGGACAAGGCAGATACTGCCGTTTTTCTCTCGTGTTGAAAATGAATATTCCATAATAAAATCAGCCTCCTTTTAGAATTAAGGCTGATTATGCTATAATATATGCGTAACCGGCCTGTGGTAGGGTTGTTACAACTGCCGGAAGGATACCCTTTATCGTTCCGGTTCCCGTCGTCATATTTGCGGTATGGCGGCGGGATTTTTATGATTTCCATAATCATCTATCTTGTCATATTTTGCAGTTTCTAAAAAAAATACACTTTTTGTCGCATTCAGTTTTTTTATTTATACAGAATTTGTTCAGCATATATTCACTTAGTTGAGGGATGTATTGATTAGCAATAACTTCAAAAACCTCTTTTTGTATGGTCGTCAGGATAGCCTTGAAATCATTTTTAGGAAGTAAGTATTTAAAAGCTATTAATAAAAGAAATATATTTGGTATATCTCTTTGATCAGAAAATTTAAACTCTTTTTGAAATTTAACCAGCAATGGTAAATCATTTTTGATCCGTGAGTATATTTGATTATAGAAACCAGAGAAATGAGCGCAATCGTTTCTTACCTGATTCAAAAATAGCATTAAAGTACGCAGTTGACTTGGTGTTAATTTGAATTGATTCGAAATATTAGGCTGGATTTTTAATACTTCATAAAAGTGAAGCATTTCTCCATAGGTCAGTTTGTTTATGAAAACCCATATAGGGATATGCTTATGGTTTAACCTATAATGCTTAAAAGGCTTATAATCGTTATCTTTATGTATTGATTTCAGGCGGTCAATAAGAGCTTCATACTTGGGTATCCTGTTTTTATTTAACAATGATTGATTATAGTTGATATCACGAAAATAAGGTTCTATATAATCACCATTCACTACTTCGCCTTCGAATGGACCGTAGGCTTTGGCAAATTCATATGAAATACAAGTCTTCAGCCGCTGTTCAACTTGTAATATGGGATAAAAAATAAAATTCTTTATTCTGTTGTCCATTTGCTGAAGGCTGAATAATTTAAGGAAATCCATATTTGGCTGGTAACTGCCATCTTTATTTAAAAATGGCTTATTATATTGATTTATGATGTTATAGTAGCCGTAGGTTTGCAATATTTCTTTTACATATTCGTCATTATTACTCAGGCTGAATTCCCTTATTTTATTTAAGTCTATAGGGAGCAATACTTTACCGGATTTATTTGTTATATGCAAAATGGCAGCAGGTTGATGCATTTTAGGAGCATTCTTATTTTTAGGCGGTAATAGCTTATGTTGCCGGATTATTTCTATCTGTTCTTCATATGTTTTAAACGGTTTCATAATAGTAAAAGGTCATGTACATAGTAATGTGTACATGACCTTTTTTCAGGTTGCAGCTTTTTCAAGCCTCCCCAGATACCATGTACATAATATACCATGCAAAAAATCCTTTGTCAAAAATCCTTTCATAATTCTCACAAATCATTGAAATTCCGAACGATTTGAAATGATGTTAATATATTCAGCTTTTAATTACTTTTGACATATCTTTGACTATTTCAATTATTTGTGTTGGCTCATCATCTGATCCATCTTCTTTTAAATAACCACTCTGGGGATTTGAAAAAATCGCTTTTGTCGTTTGCAGCAGAACTGCATTACGGATTTCTTCATTATTGGTGGCTTTTACAAAGGTTTCAAATGTACTTAGCGCATTTTGCTTATTTTTATTTATGATGTAATTATGTGCTTGTGCCCGATAATTTTTGCCGCATGTTACTAGAATATAGAAAAGTACAATCAAACCGGTAAATCGTGGTAATATAGCTTGAGCAAATCGATATAAATATGGTTCCTCAAGTATAATAGGACACCACCAAAGTGTTATAAAGGAATATGCCACAATGGCAACACTTACGCCGACAATCCATTTAAACCATGCATTTTTGCCCTTTTCAAACATATTCGCGGCTTCCTGAAAATTTACCGTATGATTGGTCACGCCTACAGACTTAGCCGCTTTTTGTACTGCTTCTTTTAGTTCTATTATGTATTTCTGTGTTTTTTCTATTTCTTGTTTTGCTTGTTCATGTTCTTTTTTGATATTTTTTAGTGCTTCATGTGCCTGTCGTTGTAAAGATTCATAATCAGTTCCAGCCTTGGTACAATAGGCAACAATGGGAGAGATGGTTTTAAACCAAGAGTTATTATAGTTATTTGTGATGTTATCTATAAGATTCTGTCGTACATCGGGCCCCTGCATAGATGAGAAGCTCTTGATTTGTTCAATGGAATTAATAAAATTACTCATTTCATTATTTAAATCTCGTATTATTGACTCAGGAACTCTCATTATATCAATATCAGCTAAGCCTTTGAACAGATTGATCGCTGTTTCGAAATCGGTTTCTGCATCAGCGAAATTTAATTCAGATCCTAATTCATCACGGCGAATTAAATCTTTAGCGTTAAATTTTTTTATTGTGGAAAGATTTGTATCAAACTGAGTTCGTACTTCATCGGATAGTTTTATCGGCATAATTAAAAGCCTCCTTTATTTGGTTATCTAATTTCCCTGATTTTAACAATCTTATTAATAATGAGTACGAAATGATCAAGCAGAAGCACTGCTGCTGTTAATGCGCAATGTTTCTCTATATTCATCGGCTTTAGGGGCATAAACAAAAGAAACTGTATTATTATATTTATCTTTGACCAATTTTTCAATTTCCTCTAAATCTACACGGAAAAATTCTTTTCTATGATTAACTCTATTTACTTCATGGTCTCTGAATTTCTGATGCAATAAGTTCTCTAATGCAGGTGCATCATCGGAAAAGATAATCGCATGAACGTCAAATTCAAATGGCACAGAAGCACTGCTGAGTTCCTTTATTCTATCCATGGGTTCGAGTCTACGTGTCATGCCGATTTTATAAACATTTTCCCCAAAAGAACCGATATTAGAGATAATGTAGACAAATCCCGCTTTAGCATTTGATTCCCGTTGTAAAACAGTTTCCTTTTCTTTACATAACTCAGCAAGTCTTTCTTCCAACTCTTTAATTTTATCCATATATAATTTTTTTTCTGCTTCAAGAGAGGTACTTTGAAGATATTTCATCATACGGTTAATTTCATTATTAAATTGCATTTCATCTTTTTCAATTTTCTTTTTTGCGGCATCAAGCTCACGACGAACCTTTTCTTCTTCTCGTATTTGGTCCTTTTGCGCACGTAAAAGTTCTTTTTCTTCCTCTAGTTTCTTCTGATACTCATAGAGGCAACTCATGCGGCTAAGCTTACTTTTTAGAAATTCACGAGTCAACTGAACACCATCAATAGAAAACAATTTATTATGCGCTTCAAAAGCACGAGTGATTTTTCCACGAACAGAATCTATATTTCGAGCTGTTGTATTATGGATCAGGTTATCGGCTTCATTATTAAAACTACGGAGCAGTTGATTGCGCTGTTTTCTTTTATCAGTAATTGTTTGGTTGCTGCCATTATGGATAAAAATTACAGCTTTTCCGTTTTGCTGCAACTCCTTTTCATTTTCAAGCAAAAGAGAAAGATTATTTTTTATTTCTGAAGATGGCATATCATTATAAATAGAAAGGTTAGATTCTGGAAAAGATAGATACATATCGGAGGCTTTTTCGACGTCAGCCATTATATGTCTTTCTTTGGATATAGTTTCCTTAATAAGGGCAAGTTCGTTGTTTAATTGATTCATTTCTTCATCGGCGTGTGTTTTGAGGCTCTGCTCTAATTGTGCATACTGTTCTTTTAATTCGGTTAATTGTTGTTGGGCGTTCAAAACCTTTGTATCATAATCATCTAAAACCTGCATTTTCGAAACATTTTGAATACTGATGGTTTTATATTTTTTGTGGCGTAAGTAGAGCAATATAATAGCAATAATAAAAGGGATACCATTCAAGAATGAAAATGCACTTATTATGGCTATAAATAGTGGGCTATAAATAAATGGAACCTTGTTAAAATTTTCTGATTGAGATTCCATGATAATCCTCCTTTTATTTCTCGAACAACTTTACAATTTCCCTCGGATTTCAACGACTTTCCCAAGAATAGTCACCGGAAGTTCCTTACATTCTTTTTTATTGTATGTTCTTGGTGTGTAAACGGACGGATTCCAGCCTATTAAGGTCAGTCCGGCATCTGATTTACTGATCTGCTTTACTGTGGCGTCGTTTCCGTTAACTAAGACAACAGCTATATCGCCGCTGTCAACATCAGGTTGACGCCGAACAATGACCACATCACCGTCCATCATGCGGGGTTCCATGGATTTCCCTACTATCTTTAACGCAAAGTATTCGCCTGTTTTGGCCATGCTTTGCGGGATTTCTTCCCAGTCTTCAATATCCGTGATGGCCTCGATAGGAATACCTGCAGCCACTCTGCCAAGAACGGGAATGCGGATCCCTTTAGCGGGGGAAGATGGTTTGTCTGTTTTGTCAGGTAGAAGAGTTACTAATTGATTACCATCTAATTCTTTTAAAAATACATCCAAATCTAAACCGACAGCTTGTGCAATTTTGTCAAATGCTTGAATCGTTGGGGAAATAGGCTTACCTGTTGACGGGTTAATTCCTTTTTCCAATTGACCTATATATGCTTTACTAAATCCACACATATCGGCCATTTCCTGCATGGAAAGCGAGTGCTTATCACGATAATTTTTAATCCATTCGCCTAATGTCATATTTATCACCCCTTTATCCATATCGTCAAATATATTTTACATTAGCGAAAAATTCTTATCAAACATACTTGACAAGAAACGAAATGAACGGTATACTAGACAACAAAAGGAGGTGTAGTAATGAGATATAGATTAAAGGAGCTAAGAGAGCAGCGAAAAATGTCACAAGAAGAATTGAGTGAAAAAGCAGGAGTATCGCGTCAGATTATTTCTATCCTTGAACAAGAAACGAGTGAAGTAAATACTACGATGGCTACGTTGCAAAAGCTTTCTATTGCATTGAATTGCCCTCTTAGTGAAATTTTTTTGCCCTAATCGTCTAGTATATAAGACAATTAGGGCTTATCAGAGTAGCTCATAAAACAAGAAAGGAGTGAAAAGATGGAGATTGAATGTTTTTTATCTATGCCACGGCCGATGAA